GGAAGCCGAAGTGCTCGGGGTCCGGCGCCGGGTTCAGCTCGCCGCAATGTCTGCCGTGCCGGCATCTAGCGCAGTCGAATTCCTTGCGGTTGGCGGCGACTTCGACTGCGACGATGAGTTTTTTTCCGTGTCCTCGAGGAGGATCGATCGCGCCAGGATCTCCATGACGCAGCTGTTCATGTGCTGCTGGCAGAGTCCGGGCAGGCGGTCCTTGTCGAAGGTCCCAGACCCGCCGACGATCGCGCCCTCGGCCAGCCCCTCCCAGTCGCTGACGCAGGCGCCGAGGACATAGAGCACGGCCGCCGGCGGCAGCTCGCCCTGCCCTGCCAGGGCCGCCAGCTTCCACTCGTTGCCGTTGGCCTCGGCGACCATGCCCTGCATGGTCAGGATCTCGATCCCGCTCAAGCCTCGCAGCATGTAGCGCCCGGCCGGCCCGTCCTCGGGCTGGTGCCAGGCCGGCGTCAGTAGCGTCTGCATGAAGAAACCTTTCTTTCCCGGTCCGGCGTTCCGCCGTCCTCGCCTCTTGTCAGGTGAACGCGATCGAAAACTCGTCGTCGCCGGTGCTCTCGACCGCGGTAAAGCCGACCTTGAGCGTCTTGATCTTCTCGCGGTCGGCGTCGGAGAACTCGCGGTATTGCGCGGTCGGGAAGCTGAAGTTGATGATGTTCCCGGCGGTCGCGCCGACCGCGCCGGAGGCGATGGCGGCGAGCGTGTTCGCCTGCCACTTGGTGACCCAGTCGTAATCGGCGATCAGGGTATCGAACGGATCGAAGCTGCCGGCGACGATCCGGTCGACGATCTGCATGTCGCCCCAGCCGTCGGTACCGGAGACATCCTCCGGCTTGGCCATCTCGTTGCCCAGGTCGAAGCTGAGGGCCGAGATCTTCGCGGCGAAGGAGTCGGTCGTGAACGAGGCATTGTTGTAGACCGGCGGCACGGTCGCGTTGAAGGTCGGCGTCGGCAGCGCCGTATCGACCGGGTCGACGACATGGCCGGTCATGGTGAAGGAGGCCTTGACCGGGTTGCCGGCGGGCATCTCGAAGGTGACGTTGCCCATGGCACCCAGCAGCTTGGTCAGCTTGCCGTCGTCGTAGTAGTAGATCGACACGGACTCCTGGCCGGTCGAGACCGGGGCGTAGGTGTCCGAGGTCGCCGGGACGTTGGTGACCGCCAGGCCGCAGGCGCGCAGCAGGGCGTCGACCTCGGGCGCGGTGCCGGCGGTGCCGCTGCCCTTCAGCAGCACGTCGAAGGTGAGCTGACCGAGGGCGCCGCCGTAGATCGCCTGTTCGGCCCCGAAGGCCGGCTTGACCGAGGCGGGCTCGAACATGCGCGGGTCGACCCAGGAGAAGGCCGGATTCTCGACCTTGACCGCGTCGGCCGCCGGGGTCGGAGCCACGTCGCTGCCCTGGGTCACCTCGATCTTGGCGGTGATGACACGTCTGGAGATGATCAAGACTCGGCTCCTTTCTCTGCGCTGGTCTCTGTGCTCGCGGCCGGGGCCGCCTTGACGGTGCGCCCGCCCTTCTTGGCCGAGAGCGTGACCTTCGGGGGCGTCCTGGGGGGCGTCTTCTCGGGCGCCGCGGGTGTCTTCGTCGCCATGCTTCTGATTCTCCTTCTAAGAGCTCGGGTCGGTCCTGGACCGCTCATAGGTGACCTGCCAGAGCGAGCGCTGGCGCATCATCGCCCGATCGCCCGTGTACTCCGGCTCGGGCTCGTCGCTGCCCAGCCATCGGATCTGCTGGACGAAGTCCGTTAAGCCGATCTGGTAGTCGGGCGGCGCGCCGTCCTTGTCGAGGAGCTTTTGGGTTGCCTCGAGGTCCATCTGGTTGAGGATCGTCTCGACGTCCTCGGCCGCCGCCACCATTGCGTCCAGATGCACATTGAGGTTGATGATCAGGTCATTGGGCGTATGCGGATCCTCGGGGATGTCCGCGCCCATGTACAGCAGCCAGCACGGCAGCTCCTTGTCGCGATCCAGCGGCAAGGTGCGGCCTCTGAAGATTCGGTCTCCGGTGGTCGTGAGCCCGGTCAGCAGGACCTTGATCTGCGCCATGGCTTGCTCGCGGCGGTGGGTCACCTCGTCGGCCTCACGAAGCGGGCCAGCGCGCGCTTGAGCTCGACCGGCCAGCGCTGGGCGAACTTGCGGTCGATGGCGCGCTTGACGTTGGGCGAGACGAAGGTCCTCGGGACCGAGCCGCCGCTGACTGATTCCAGGTGCGTGCGGACCTTCGAGAGCCGCCGGAAGACCACGCCGCGCCCGCGGCCGGTAAAGCCGATGAAGGTGCCGCGGTGAGTCTTGGAGACGCCGCGCGCCTTGGCGCGCACCCCGCCGCGCTTGAAGGCCTTGGCCCGGGTCTCGCCGGGCGTCGTAAACCTGATCAGGTTGAGGTCGCGCCCGCGCGCCTTGATGGTCGCGGTCAGGCGCCCGAGCCGTGCCTGGAAGAAGCGGAGCGCGCCCTTGACCGCCTTCTGCTTGAGGCCGAGCTCCCGGGCCGCCGCCTTGACGCCAGCGCCCTGGGTCGAGCGCCCGGCGCGGTTGAGCGCCGCCTGCGCCGCCTTGGGCAGCTGCTTGCGCTCGGTGCGCTTGAGGCTGCGCTTCAAGGCGACCAGGTCGTGCTCGACCGAGATCGCGAAGCGCGCGGCCATCAGGCGGCGCCCCAGGGCCGGAGCAGCGCGGTCGCGGTTCCCAGCGTCTCGTCGCGCTCGAGCGGCGCCACGACCTCGAAGTTCTCGCCGGTCGCGGTGATCACGAGGCGGTCGCCCTGCCCTGCCGTCGCCGGCAGCTCGACCAGTTGCACCAGCGCCGTAGGGCGCCGCGCGACGACGTCGATGCCGCCCAGGTCCGCGCTGCGGTCCGGCCGGTCCATGACCACCGTCACGGCCGAAGGGTCCCAGGCGCCGGCAGCGGACCAGAGCCCGGCCTCGCCGTGCTCGTCGGCATTGAAGAAGCTCGCCAGGTCGGCGGCGGATTCAACAGCCATGGCTGTTGTCCTCATCCTGAGCATGTCGAAGGACGGCCATCAGCTCGGGCTCGCGATGATTTCGAGAGTGCCGTGCTTGACCGTCTCGAGCGTGACCATGGTGACCACCGCCTGATAGTGGAAGAAGCCGGCGCCCAGCGCCGAGAGGGCCGCGTCGACCGGCACGAGGAACACGCCGTCGGTTCCATCCGTCTCGAATGTGATTTCCGCGAGGCTGAACAGCTTTTCCCAAAGCCCCGCCGCCCCGGCGCTCGCGGCGACCACGAAGCGGATCTCCGTCGCCGTGTCGATCGGCACGATGGTTCCGAGCGGAACGGGCTTGCCGTTGTTTGTGACCGTGATCCGAAACGGTATCGTGTCGTCCGCGTGGTATTCGATGTCCTCGGGCGCGTGTGCCATCTCGCCTCCCCTAGGTATCCAGGCGTCCGGTCAGATCGACCGCGCCCGGGCCCGCGCCGGTCAGGTCGACCGCGCCGCGCCAGCGGCCGGTCAAGCGCAACACCGGGACCGGAATGTCCTCGCCGACCAGGGACAATCCCGGCGCCAGCACCGCTGCCGCCGTGAATGTCGCGACAAGTCCCCTGATCGCCGTCGCGTCCGGCACCAGCGTGGCAGCGCCGTCCAGCGCGGCGGCGAAGCCGCGCAGCGGCGTCACGCTCCCCGCCAGCGCGGCGCTTGCCGCCAGCGCGATCGCAAGCTCGACGGTCGCCCCCGCCGGGATCGTCAGGTCGGCACTCAGCGCGCCCGAGCCGAGCAGCGCCGCCACAAGTCCCCGGATCGCTGTGACGTCCGGGACCAGCGTCGCACTACCCGTGAAAGCCGCGTTCAGGCCCGCGATGTTCGTCAGGTTCGGCGCCAGCACCGCCGTCGCCGTGAAGCCGGCCGCAAGGCCCCTGATCGTCGTAAGGCTCGCCGCGAGATCCGCGCTGCCCGCCAGGGCGATGGCCAGCTCGACGGCGGCCGTGACTACCGAGATATCAGCGACCAGGTCGGCCGAGCCGTCGAAGCCCGCCGTAAAGCCTCTCAGAACCGTGGCGTCGGCCACGAGATCCGCGCTGCCGTCGAATGCCGCGACGAAGCCCGCGACGAGGGACAGGTCGTCGACCAGATTCGCGCTGCCGTCAAAAGCAGCGGTGAACCCCCGCAGCGGAGTGATGTCCGCGACCAGATCGGCGCTGCCGTCGAAGGCCGCCACGAAGGTTCGGAGCGGCGTCAGGTTGGCGACGAGATCCGCGCTGCCATCGAAGGCGGCGGCGAAGCCCGCAACCAGGGACAGGTCCGGCGCCAGAGCCGCCGATCCATCGAAGGCGGCGGCGAGGCCGGCAGTGATGGACAGGTCGGGCGCCAGTGTCGCGCTGCCGTCCAGGCCCGCGATGAATGTAACCGTGCCGCCCCCGGCGGCTTCAACCTCGAACGCACCAATATCGTAGCTCGTATTGACTGGCCGAGTTGTTCCCGCGATATCGACCGATGATCCAACATAGTCCCCGAAAGTCAAACCAGCACCCGTTGCAGCGATGTGCTCGTCTTGTGCGTCGTTGGCAGCGTCGTCAATCAATCGCAGATCGTAAGGCGCGGTCGTGATATCATTAACTAAGACATCGCCCTGTGCATCTGCTGTGTCGGTTTCACCGATCACATAGCCTTCATTGGCGTTAACCGCGCCGCTGTCGCGTGCCGTAATCGAGCTGTCAGAGGAGATGCAGTTGTCTATGCCCCAGGTACGTGTCCCACTCGCCGTGCCGGTGAAGTTGGCGAAGTCCGCGTTGGTGCCCTGACTGTCCATCATGAAACAGTTGTGGCAATTGATGGTCGTTACAGCAGAACTCGACCGGGCATGAGAATTGATCCCACCACCGTCTGCCTCGGCCACCCCCCCACCGCAGTTCCAAGCAACACAGGAAATCAGGTTCCAGTCGTGGGTGTCAGCTCCCGTTGATCTGTAACTTTGCGCATTGAACCCTGCACGACCCCAGCCAATACAGATGACGTTTTCACAGTTGACCGTGACAACGTAGTTGCCGGCATAGATACCGTCTTGGTCAGTGGTGACGCTGTTCGCACGGACGATGGTATTGAGAATTGTGACGGTCAATCCGCCGCTCGATATCCGAACACCCTCGTCGCTGTTGCCCGTCCCGCTCTGAACAATAACCAGCCCGTCGAGAATGCAGCCTGTATTATCAATTTGAAGAGAATGAGAGTTGCCGCTGGTGTTCAGTTCCCAATTGGTCGTGCCGTTATAGAATCCGGCATGACGGGCTTGGTCGCCAGCCTTGGTTCTAATTGTAATGTTGTCGTCTTCAACCGTCGATTCGGCAGTGTCGCTGGCGCTCGTCCAGTCGCCCGATATCTCGATGATGTCACTGGCGACCGTCGAGGTATTGCTTAACGCAGCGTTAAGAGATGTGTAGTCACCGCCTGATGGTTGGACGGTCCAAGTGGCCATCAGGCATACCGATCAATGATCCGAGCTTCGGCCTGCGCCTTCGTCACGGTGATAGTGCCGCCATTCGACACGGCGGTATCCACGTCTGCGGACGAGAAGATATAGCGCGGCCCGAGCTTGGCCTCGAACTTGTCCAGCACATCGTCTTTCAGGTCAGCAAGATCAACCGTATCCTCAACCTCGAAGACCGCCGGCCCATTCGGAGATGTCCAGGACGTAAAGACCGCACCCCATGTATCTTCGAGATACGCCTTGGTGTCGGCCTTGAAGCCGCCGCCGAGGTTCTGCACCGGCACATCGACCGTCACCGTAACTTCGTGGACCCCGCCTGCGGTCACATGGGAATAGTTGAACAGATTGACCGCAGACTCCATGAAAACCTCGGCCTGCGCCTTGGTCGTTCCAGTGATGATGACAATCACGTAATCCGGTAGTCCTTCACGGGAACCCCAGGTCGCCGGCTGATCCTGGATGCTGATGAGTTGGCCCTTCAATATGTTGTCGTGGGCGATAGCATTCACGAGCACTTCTACGGTCATAACGTCCTCCTCATGTGATCCGATCCACGATCCTGTTCAGCGCTTGGGCTTTTGTTAGTTGGATCAACCCGCCAGCCGCGATTGCGGTGTCAACGTCCGCCGAGGAGAAGTGGTATCGAGGCCCAAGCTTCTCTTCCATCTTGTCGAGCACGTCGTCTTTCATTTCCTGGAGATTGATGTTGTCCGAAACCTCGAATACAGCGGGGCCGTTCGGCGGCGTCCAGGAAACGAAAGTCGCGCCCCACACATCTTCCAGATATTCCTTTGCCTTCAACTTGAATCCACCGCCGAGACTGATGACGGGAACGGTTGTGCTGACCGTGACCTGGTGAACACCCAACGCGGTTGTGTGGCTGTAGTTGAAAACGTTGCGGGTCTTCTCCAGGAAGTTCTCGACCTGAGCCTTCGTCGCTCCCGTCACCCGCGCGATCACGTAGCCGGGCGGACCCTCTCGATTACCCCAGGACGCAGGGGTGTCCTGGATGTGAATCAATTGCCCCTTGATCGCCTTGCGGTGCGCAATGGCGTTGACGAGGATTTCGACGGTCACAACATCCTCACAGTATATCTTTGATCTTAGGTCGCCGTCGGCCCCTGGGGCCGGGGGCGCTAATCCAGCGTTACGTCGAGATTGCCCGTCCCGAAGCGGGCGATGTCCCCGTCGTTCACCGCCTTGGCCGTGGTCACGGCGCCGTGGAACAGGAAGTTCCCGGCGCCGTGCGTGATGCTGTCCACGATGGCGAGCCAGCCCACGGTGCCCCAGTTGCCGCCCGAGGCCGCGGCGAAGTCCCAGTCCTGGTCGTTGTCCGTGGTCCCCGCGGCCGCCACGCTGAAAGTCCGGCCCGTCGCGCCCTCGACCTCGAGGCGCGCGTAGGCGTTCGCGTTCGTGACCTCCGTGCCGCCGCCCGCGTCGCTCGTCGCCGCGGTCCAGAGCGAAAGGCCGACCGTCACGGGCGCGGTGAAGGCCAGGCCCTTCAGGACGTGGTCCAGGAGCTCGTTTTCCAGGTAGTCGCTGAAGTCGGTCATGGTATAGTCGTCCTATGCCTATCGTTGATTTCTCCGCTGGCCTGAAGGCCGGCGCGAACGTGACAGCCGGACCCGAACTGGATCTGGCCACGAAGATCGTCTTTCCTCACCTGGAAAGGCTGGCGCTCGATTGCAGCAATTGCGGGGGCCGGGCCTTCGCGGTGGCCGTCTCGCCGCTACGCGGCGAGGTGAAGACCGCCGCCACGATCCAGGCGATCGCCTGCGTCCGATGCGGCGGCACCATCAATGTGCTGGACGGCATTGTCCACGGCCGCGAGAGCACGCCGCTCATCAAGCCAGCCCCCGGCGGCGCGGCCGGTTCTTGACGGCGCCGCCGCCGGCTCAGCTCTCAGGGTATTTAGGTGACGGCCGCGCCCAGGCCGCCGCCGAGCAGCCGGATCGACGCGGTGGTCGCGGCCGAAGCCGCCGCCGCGTAGGCGATGCCCGCCGAGACCACGTCGCCGGCGGCCGGCGTGACGCCCTTGTGGAACGCCGAGGCCGAGGCGTCCCAGTCGATCGCGTCGCCCTGGACCCAGGCGGTGCCGGCCGTCTTGGCCACGGTGAAGACGCCCACGATCGCCAGCGGCAGCACGTCGCCGGAGACGCCGCCCTTCAGCAGCACGCCGACCGTGTCGCCGGTCACGATCACGTCGCCGGAGCTGACCGTGCCCCCCGCGACGTAGTCGAGGACGTTGCCGTCCGCATGAAGATTTGTTGCCATCGTTCAGTTTCCCTTTCGCTTGAGTTGGCGCGGCGTCCCTAGTTGCCGTCGTTGTGATAGAGGCCGCGGTAGTCGAGCGGCGCGGCGGCCGCGTCGATCCGCACCTTGAAGGCGACCCCGTCGACCGACCACCCGTTCTGGGTCTCCAGGAAGGGCGACTGCTGGCCGTCGAGGAAGCCGACCCCGACCGTATCGACCTGGTTCGGGTTCGCCGCCATGTACCACTTGGCCGCATCGTCCGCGTCCAGGCGGGCGTCGGCGATAGTCTCGAAGGTATTGCGCAGGAAGTTGGGCGCCTCGCCCGAGGCGATGGCCGGGTCCTTCTCCGCCATCTGGATCTGCAGGCCGGTCCCTTCCAGCGCCTTGGGCACGAGCAGGTAGGCCGGCGTGACGTTCAGCACCGCCGAGCCGCTCGGGTCCGTCTGGGTCGCCATGGCGGTCCGGGCGGCGTTGATCGTTATGACCGAAGGCGCGGCGCCCGCGGTGTCCGCTACGAAATTGCCGTGGTTGGCGTGGAACAGTGCCGTCGCGTCCTCGTTCATGGCCACCGTGATCCCGTTGATCAAGACGTTCCATGCCAGATCGCCGACCTGCCGGGCCGCCGCGCGGCCCATGCCGTTGGGGATCCGGGTGAAGGCGTTCAGGTCGTCGTTGACCAGGGCCTGGCGGGAGATCGAGAACAGCTTGCCGTAGGCGGCGAGGGTCATCACCTCCTTCTTGTCGCTGTACGATCCGTATTTGTACTCGCCACCCTCGTAGACCAGCTGCAGATCGCCGAACGCGCTCATGTTCGGGAAGTTGGCCTGCTTGAAGTCCGGGATGTTGACGATGCGGCACCAGCGCTGCCAGGTCTCCGGGGCCTCGTCGTAGCCGATGCCGAGCGACTTGTTGGCCACATCCTCGAGCAGGCTGGCGAAGTCGGAGGTGCTGTGCCCGATGATGCCGCGGGTCGTCAGCGCCTGGCCGATAATCGCCGAGCGATTCATGCCGCGCACCGAGACGCCCTGCTGGACAAGGTAGTGCCGGCCCATGTCGACGCAGGCCATGGAGAGATATTCGCTCTGTCGCGCCTCCTTGACCGCCTCGGCGTCCTTGATCAGGCCGGCGCGGATCAGCAGGCACTGGGTCGCGCCCTCGATGAACTTCTCGCCGCCGTCCTGGCCGCCGGTGATCCGCTCCCGGCGGCGGCCCTGGGGCGTCTCGACGGTCCGGACCTGCTCGGCCGGCGCGTTCATCGAGCCCTCGGCCTGGATCAGGTCGCCGGCCAGCGGCTCCGGGTCGCCCGCGAAGAGGTCGTAGAGCGCGGCGCGCGCCGCCTCCTCGCTCGCACCGCGGCGCTTCAGCTCGTCGCGCAGCTGCACGAAGTGGGCGCCGCGGTGGACGAAGGGCTGGAAGACCCTGTCCACGTCCTGCTGGCGCTTCAGGAGCTTGGCCTCGGCGCGCTGCTCGCCCTCGCGCAGGGCCTCCTCGCGCACCGCCTTCAACTCGACCACGTTGACCGGCGCCGTCGCGGCGTCGGCCCGGGTCGCGGACTCCGGCACCTTCGCCGGCTTTTTCTCGGTCGTGTCTGCCATGGTCGTGTCCTCGCTTTCGGATCGGTTGATACCCACGGTATGATCAGCCGGAACGCTGACCACGCTCGCCTCGAAGGGCGTCCATCTGACGGCGCGAATCGTGTCGCTCCCGTCCTCCTCTTCCCATTTGTCGATCCGGTAGCCGATGCTGATCGACTTCAGGAAGTCTTCGCGCACGTCGTTCCAGATCTCGTTGGCGCGGGTGTTCTTGGAAAATCGGAGGGTGCCGCGCAGCCGGTCGCCGTCGAGGCGCACGTCCTCGACCAAGCCGATCGGCTGGTCCTGATCGTGCCCGAAGAGCAGCGGCAGCCCGTCGGCCGCCCGGGTCAGGTCGACCGCCTCCTCGCTATGCACCAGGATCTCGCTGCCGAAGAAGCGCTTGATCTCGATCTCGCTGGAGAGCGAAGCCGGCACCGTGCGCTTCTCCTCGTCGAGGGCGCGCCGGTCCAGCGTCATCTCGCGCCGGAACACCTGGCCCCGGATCTGCTGCGTTTCCATGTCGTCTCTCCTGTCAGCGCCGCTCGAGCGCGACGGCGCGCGGCGATTCGTGGCGGGCCTCGCGGCGCAGGCTGGCGGCCATCTCGCGCGCCATGGCGTCGGAGATCGTGATATAGCGGTCGGTCTCGCCGATCGCGCCGGACTCGGCCGCCACGCTGGGCGCGCCGAGCCGCTCGGGCGCTCCCGGCCGCCGGTCCCGCTCGGGCCAGCGCCCGCGGCGCGGCGCGGTTTCCAGGATCTCGGCGATCCGCTCGAGGGTCAGGGTCACGAGCGCACGGTCCTGTTGGCGCCCTTGACCTGGTTCAGGCGGCGCTGGGTCTCGCGCATGCGCTCGCGAACCTTTCTAAGCGGCCGCGGCGTCTGCTCCGCCAGTAGATCCGGCTCCGGCTCCGGCTCCGGACTCGTCATCGTCTCCGGCGCCGTCGTCGTCAGCGTCTCCGCCGTCTCCTCCGTTTCCGTTTCCGTTTCCGGCTGGGGCTGGGGCGGGCTGCTGGAGCCCCAGCTCGCGGTCGCGCTCTCGCTCTTGGACGATTTGCTTTTCGACGACATCGGGATCGCCTCCTCTCTCTCTGATGATCTGGGTCCGGGACTTGAAGCGGTTCTCGACCTTCATGGCGTCGGCCGTGACTTCCTTCTGCGGGTCGATCCAGGGCATACCCGGGGCGTGCATCTCGGCGTCGAAGACGGTCTCCATGTCGACGCCGCGGCCGAGGCGCAGCAGCCCGGCGGCGAGCGCCGCACTCACGAACTCCACATAGATCCGACGGACCCAGACCTCGATGAAGTAGTCCTGTAGGCGGCCGTAGGCGGGCTGCTGCTCGACCAGCTCCTGGCGCTGGGCCGAATAGGTGCCGTTGTAGTCCTTGGAGATCGAGCTGTAGCTGGTGCTGGTGCCGGCGGCGACGCCGCGCTGCTGGCCCTTGATGAAGGCGTCCAGGTTCTGGTTCGGCCGGTCGCTCTTGATCATGCCGACGTCCTCGCCCTCGGCCAGCCCGTCGAAGATCATCCCCGCCTGCATCTCGAAGGTACGGTCGTCGGTCGGGTTCTGGCCGGTGAAGTTGTCGCCCTTCTTGATGAAGGAGGTCATGCTGGCGGCGATCCGCGCCGCGATCCGCTCGGACTCCTCGTAGTCCTTGATGTCGTCGAGCCTGCGGACGACGCCATGGAAGACCGAGACGCCCCGGGTCTGGGAGAAGCGCTTGACGAGCTTCAGGTGGATGATGTCCTCGGCCCTGGCGAAGCGCAGGTCGCCGCTGCGCGCCGTCACGAC